AATTGCTCCTTGGCCTAAATTGGCTGGACTACTTCTTGAATACATCTAAATTTTTAGGTCTCTTATCCGTGCCTAAATTTTTGATAGAGGGACAGTACGCGCATTTACCCACCCATTTATTAGTTTTGGAGTTGTAGACAGGATAGTACGTGTGCTCATGTTTCTTGACCTTCTCCGCTAACTCTTGCAGATCTCTTCCAAAGTATTTATCCATTAGCCGGTTCTGGTTCGAGTTCAGGGAAGGGCCACTTAGGATCGTTCATCCTAACCTCCTCGGTGATAGCTCTTTTTGGCTGCTAAAGTCCTTGCGCGTTTATATAGAGTGCTCATTTCTACATCCTCTTCCCGTTTAAGAGTTGCATCGGAATCGTCACCGTCGGCAGAATCGTCCGCCACCTCTGGCGCGAATCCCGCTTCATCATCCTCTAGCTCCTCGTCACAGGCTTCATCAGTAACCCCAATTCCACCCGCACTTCCCTGACCTGATACACCCTCGCCCTCGGCTAGGGTAGCGACATCATCCATCTCACCAACACCGTAGTCAGAGTCCTCGTTGTTGTCGCCCACCTCGTTCTGCCCTACCATGCCCTCTCCGCTTTCCGCATCACCCGCGTCATCTGCGAAGTCCGTATTGGTGTAGTTCTCCAGAGAGATTTGGGCTTTTGTTTTTCGACGTACAGAAGCTTTGTTCATGTTATCACGGATCTCATTCTTCTCATCCGTGTTCAGCTTTACTTTATCATTGAGGGTCTTCTCTTTGTTAGTGTCCCCCTTGCTTCTAGCATTCTTCATTTGTTTTTGCAGGTTCTGACCCTGCTTCTGCTTCTTCGAAAGTTTTTCAACTGGAGTTGCAGCGGGCTTCTTAGCAAGAGTTTTGATCATGGTGACCTCAATCTACTGGAATCTTATCTACTAGAGTAGCTATTCTTTTGTACGTAGCCTTATTCTTCTTGCACTCATCGACGAATCTCCTGACCAAATTACTGTAAGGTTCTTTCACGCTCTTAGCTACGATAGTCATGTGCGCTAAATAGAAAGACAGAGCATTGTCTAGAAAAGATCCGCCCGCTGTTAGAGGGTTCACCCCAAAGATATTCTTGACGATTCTACGAGCTAAATTGATTTGGACGGGAGTGACCATAACCCGGAGCCCCTTGCTAGGAACTGTTTCGTAGGGTCCGGGTTCACCTAGATCAGGAAACTTATCCATGTTAGCTAGAGCCCGTAAGTCCTTAAAGAGTAAGCGATCCATTTACCTTATCCTTATCTAGGGAAGTTGCTGAATGTTGATTTCAGAGTAAGTTACTCCCTGTTTCGTAATTACCAGATCCACTTGAATCTGATGAATCGGAATGATAGGAGTAATGAACACAGTTACCTTGAGGATACCCGCTCCAGTTAAAGAGCTCGGGTTATTTGTGGCATCACTGACCACTAAGTAGTCCGAGATACCCTGGGCATTCATAATCAGTTCTAAGTAATCGCTGATACCCGATACGATGCTTCTACGCACAAAGTCATCGTTCGGTTCTTCCAAGGAATACAGCAAGAACTGATATGTTGACTTCTTAATCGCATTAACTAGTCTGCGAACAGATAGCCAGCTAAGTGCGGATACCTTTGCTTGCAGAGTGGTTTGTTCCCACAGGGCAATACCCGCACCAACAAAGTTTCGAGTAAAGTTGATCTGGGCTGCGAACAGCGCGTTTCTATCTCCTTGATCAAACCCAGGTAATCCCGTGACTGGATCCGGTCGTATACCCAGTACGTTCACTAAGCCTCTATTCAGACCAGCGATGGAATACCAAGGCTGCGCTACCCTATCTGTTCTAGCACATAGAGCAGCCGCCCAACCTGAGAAGGGAACGTACAGTGCGGTTCCATTATACGGATCACTCTCTAGCACATCCGGACCAAACAAGGCGGAGAAGGAGCTGTTTAGATTCAGGGTTAGGTTCCTGTAATCTATCATCCCTTGCGCGCCACTCTGTGAAGTGGCAGGAACATCAAGCAGCGCAATGCTCGTCGCTCTGCTCGTCGCAATGCTGTCTAGATTCTGTTGAATCCCGACGTCCGTGTACCCACCATTGATCAGGATATCTACATCAACCAGATCCCTTGAACTAAAGTAGGTTGTCCAAGCTGCCTGTATCTCTGAATTAGTCGGAGCAGTACCCGAAGTCCCTCCAGTTAGCGCCTGTGAAGATCCATACCCCCAAATAGTGGGGATAGTTACAAGGCTAGGAGCATTGCTTGAAACGTTGATATACTGGGAGAACGGATTAATACGTTGAGTTATCTCCATCTGCACACCAGTAGAATCTACCTGATCTACTAGCGAAACAGGGAAGGACTCAGCGGGTGTAGAACTAGAAACGGTTAAGTCAAAAACATTGACTGTAAACGTATTTACCAGCACCTGATTAGAGGCAACGGTAATCGGAAGTTGGGCACCCGGAGTTACTGAACCCGTATCCGTGTAGGTGTAAGTTCCCCCACCCACCGAAGCGATCAAACTTTCCTTTCCTCCTACCCTACCGTAAACATTGAACCCTATCGCTCCTGCTTCCGCAGTCCAAGTAAGAATTACGGTATTGGTAGAACCTGAGGCTACTACAGTTGTGATCTCACTGGAAGCAAGACTCGCTCCCGCCTTAGAAACAGCAGAAATTTTGTAAGCATAAGTACCAGTAGTATTAGTAACTGGTAGGGTACCGGTAGTTCCAGTAGACGAAACTAAATCAAAGCTAGTAGAAACAGATGTAAAGTATTCCGATTCAGCGTTTGTTGCCGTACCGAACCAAATCTGGTAACTGGTAGCTCCCGTTACTGCGGTCCAAGAGTAGGAGATCGAAGAAGTAGAACCAGTAGTCGTAACCCCAGTAGATTCTGCTCCCGCCTGCGTCGTGTTTCCAAAAGCGTCTACCGCTACGATTTTAACGTAGTAGGTAGCAGCGGCTAGGGTACCACCAGTCGTTGAGCCCACACCAGTCGCGGCGGTAGGTGTGAGTAACGCCGCTGTTAAATCACCACCCGTAGTAGACTGGGTCAGAACGGGAGCAGCCGGCGCTACAAGGTTATCGGAATTGATGCTAACTGCAATATTGTTACCATACGATCCTGGACCATGTTTGGGCCAGAACAGAACCAATGCTGTGTTCGCTCCCTCTAGGGTTGTCCAGGCAGGAGTATTGGGAGTAGCTACTCCTCCACTCACACCAGCTAACAGAGTTGCGTCAGCTGCGGTATTGGAGAGTAGGGCCGCAGAATAAGCGTATCCTGTTCCCAGAACTCTAAGACACCAAAGGGAGTTTCCCTCGCGGTGATAGTCTAGAGAGCAGTAGTGACCGAAAGAAATAGCTGCGTTAGGATTGCCATATTCCGATAGGAAAATATCCGGAGCAGTGCTATGAAACAGGCCTTCCCTACCCTGCGAGGATACAAAAACTATTCCGGCATTAGCAGTGCTTTCCTGGACTAAGATCTGACTTAAGTCGATCTCATTAAAAGTTACATCCGAAGATGTTTGAGTTAGGATTGCCATGTAGCCCTTCTCCTATTAGGCAACTTCATGAATCTTAAGTGCTTTTGGATTTTGTTTTAGGAATTCGGGATTCACGCGCATTCCTTCTCTTAGTGTCACTCTAGAACGTCTCTGTAGATTCACCGAGTCTTTCCTACCATCGCTATGGATCACGGGAACCACAAGGTGAATTTCATTTGGATTCAAGATAAGAAATTTCATGTTCCGATCATCCTGAAATAATCTGCAAAGCAGCAGCATCGGTGGTGGATGGATTGGTAAAAACAATCTGAGTAATAGACATGTCACAAACGAAAATAGAAGTAATCGTATTACTAAACACAGCGGCGTTGGCATAGGTAACCGAAACCGACAATGGTAAGTTAGTTGTGATTACCGATATTAGGTTGCCCGAGGCCGGAATGTAGGTGTAGGTTCCATTGTTAGGAAGAACAGATACCGAGTACGTGGTCAGCACACCATTTGTATTTGTGATATTAATGGTCGCTGAACCCTGGCTAGTTTTGATATTGTTATCAGCTAAATATGTATTGACCTGAACTATTGTTGCCTGTGTCATGTGCTAGTATCCTTCCTTTCGCTATCATAAAACTAATTAGGAATACGCAAAGGATGTGGGTGATTGCACTGTACTTCCATTTCCAACTACGGAAACGTACCCTGTCGTTGCACTTCCAAGATTGGGTGTAGTAGCAGTAATCTTATTGTTGGCCCAAATCTGAAATGATGGGGCAGCCACACCTTTAAAGTAAACAGCAGTAACGTAGTTCAAATATGAACCAAGTATGGTTACCACAGTTCCATTGTGAATTACCGAGGGAGTAACAGCTTGAATGACGGGTATAGGAGAGTTATTCTCGTTGTCCACTTTCTCTACTCCACCCCATTTGTTTTGAAATAGGAATACTTGATCACCCGGACTTGATTGATCTCCAAGCAAACCCTGCACCTCTACATCTGTAGCGACTTGCTGGATTCGTAGCTTCTTGGAACTGGTCCATCCCTTGACAGTTAGAGTAGAAACAGTTATGAACTCGCTTATATTTGTCGGATCCGCTTCTCTCTTGGGGATAGCTATATCTTCAGTTAGGATTAACCATATGTGAAACGGAGTATCTCCGTACTGAATACTAAACTTTAAGTAACCCGATCGGGCAGCAAACAACCATAGCTTCGAAAATTCCATCACTCCAACGAAGTTGTTATCCTTGTAGGTCACTTCTAAAACGAAATCCGTTGGAAGGCACGTAACTTTATAGACTTGATGCTGGTCAGAAGAGAGCATCGTATCCACTCCGCGCCGCAAAAAAGGCGTGGGTCGCCACCCATCAGGCGAAGTAGTTAAGGAGGTTATTGTCGCTGTAATGTAGGGATAGGCAACAGCGTCACCGCCTTGTATTTTTTTGACAGCTTGAATCTCATTTGTAGCGTTAACAAGAACAGTGGGAACTCCAAAAACTTCCTGCAGTCTGCCCAGAAGGCCACTAAAAATGTAGCTTTCAATGGGTTCAATTTTAGGTTGTGCAGGAGCGCTAGGGAGAGGAGCAGCCATAATTTAGGAAGTACATAAAACAACGCCGGGATGTTCCTTTGACAGAACGAGCCCCGGCGTTGTGAGAGGTTACAACTCTAGTTACTTCTTGATAGGACGATACGAAGCAGAGAGTCTCGCCAGGATTCTAAGATTTCTCATGGAGCGGGCAACGTTCTGGTTCGATAGCCTAGCACGAGCCTTTTTCCGCTTCTTAGCCTTTTTCTTGGCTTTAGCTAGGACAGCTCGGGCTCTGGCTACAGCTTTGGACTCAACCCCATCCTCGCCGAAACCATCCGCACCCATCATCAGGGAGTCGCCTTCCTGACCATCGGCACCTTCTTCCTCATCTCCATCTTCTTCGCTATCTGCGTCTGCCTGCTCCTCCTCATCGTCGCCGTCAACGCTTTCGTCGATATCCGCGTCTTCCTCGGATTCGTCCTCATCGCCATCTGCGTCCGCTTCTGTTTCCGCGGGGACGTCGGCGTCCCCTGGCATAGCAGGATCACCCTGGTACAGATCTTCGCTTTCTTCTTGATCTAGCTCTAGATCGTCGTTACTGTCAGCATCCGCCCTAATCTGTTTTCTTGCCTTAGCAAGCAACTGAGAAAACTTAGGATCGCGCTTAGCAGCGATTTCGTTCGCCCGATCAAGAATACCAGCGGTCGTTTCCATCCGAGGATGAATGGCCGCCCTAACAAACATGCGAGCCGCCTGTTCCTTCCTACCTTGTCTGTACATTTCCACAGAAGCAAGGAGAAGATCAAGGGCACGAGAATACTGTTTTAACATACTAGTCTCCTATGTAAGATAGGGATAACAAGTGGTTACCCCTATCTAGTCCCTATTAGGAACGGATGCCCTTAGCAACGCTGCGGCTGTTAGCAATAACGATCGAGAAGGACTCGAACATCCACCAGCCTTTGCCCGCGATACCCTCGGTAACGCCGTCAATGGGTTGGGTGTCGATACCACCACGGTCGGTGTACTGCCCGTGTGTTACTGGATCCGCGATGCAGAAAAACTCACCTTGTGACAGAACCTTGTGTTCCGGCATACGGTAGGCATCCGAAGTAATCGTCATGCCGTACAGAACTGCTAGTTCACCCGTCATAATCAGTTCATGACGTGCAACAGGTTCAATCGCTTGGATGAAGTCTGTCTGACCCACGATGTCAGTGTACAGATCGTTCGCCATCAGAACCCCAGTTACCTGTAAGCTCCAACGAGCAACGTTTGTACGAACTTCCATCAGGAGCGTAGGCGTCAACTGACCCGAAATAAGAGTCAGCGGGTTGTCTTGACCAACGGTAGCGTTGGAAAGGTTGTACCACGCCCGGTCTTCACCCACCATGACGGCTTCCAGAGCTTCCATGTACTTCTCTTCCAGCACATCTCCCGAAGATTGGTTGATGTCATTCTGCTGGATGAAAGGACGTGTCTCGATCTGGAATTCCGGCGGAGTGAACAGCTTATCACGCATGATCTGCGAATAAAGCCTAGTGGGCGAAGTGGCCCACACTGCCAGCACGTTTTTCTGACGAACCCACACTCTCGGGATGTTGCCCTGTTGCAGATCCTGACGAGCTAGATACTTACGGGCAAAACCTTTACGGTTCATCGCCATATAAAGGTTCTGTGCAAGAACCTCGCCTAGCTCTCTGTGGGCTTCACGGTCATTGAACGCCGCTTCCACAGCTAGCCTGCGTTTCTTCGCCATCTCCGAGCGCCGAATTGCTTCTGTTTCAGTAACTACCCCGCCCGAAGCGGATGCCATCAACTTCAACTGTCTTTGTAAAAGATCTTTTTTAGATGAAGCGTTGACTTCTCCGTTCCTACCCACGGCGAGTTCTGAACTGTCATCAAATCGAAGTTCAGTAGCGACAATAGGTTGCTTGTGTTTCATTACTATAACTCCTCTATCCATTAGTCTCAGCTCAATTACATCGCCGAGAATTCAATACCTAGGAAATTACCGTCGGGTCCGCCCGAATTCGGAGCCGCTACTACCACTCCGTTAATCGCTACGCCAGATCCACCGATAGTAACTCGACCGTTCGCACCCGTCTTAAGAGCCGGGTTCGTAGCCAGCCAATTAACCGAAGTATCCCACTCCGAAGTGTAAATGACACCGGACTTGATTACACCCACCTGGTTCCAAACCGCTGCCGCTGGGCCACCCGGTTTGATGTTACCCTGGATGGAGTTCGCTTGTACGGTAGTCGGAGCATATCTGTAGAAGACAGTGACCGACTTGCCCGCAATTGCGGTGCTACCAGTAAAGCTGATCACACTACCCGAGATGGTGTAATCCGTAGTTACCACCAACGCGACGTTATCTGTGTTATCGAAGATAAACACAGTTCCCGAGGAAGGCGTGTAGGTTGTGGTGTAGGTTAGTCCCGAACTAATAGTCAGCGCTTCGATAGAAGTGAAACTGTTTAGACCGATTTGCTCCGAGACAGCAAACCCCATGAATAGTTCACCTGAGGAACCAGCCGAGGGCTCAACTCCAAAAACACCTGCTACGGTACTAGCAACCATGCACTGCCCTTCGGCAGTCACGGATTGGCCAGTAGCGACAGACATTTCTTGGCTCAGTTGATACCGCGATTTAGGAAAGTAAAGCATTACTCTTGCTCCTTAATAAATTGAGTTAAGCGTCGAATAGCCCGCCGTCTACCGCTAATTCACGAATAGCTGAACGCGGTGCAGCCGATCTATTCTGCGCCAAAGCTGCGGCTTCTTTTTGATTGAGTGGTTTAAAGGGTTGTGATAGGGCCTCTTCTACGTCTTCATCATCATCATCGTCTTCCGATCCTTCATCAGAAGACAAAACGGTTCCTGTCATATTCAGGACAGAAGCCAGTTCATTTCTCATCTCCGGAGATTTACCGAGCAGCTCTTTAGCTTGCTCCATCAGGGTAGCAACATAGGCTAGTCCTTGTTTCTCGAAGATGCGAGCAACCACCTTTTCAGCGCCACGAAGACCACAACCCGATAGTTCTGCAACAAAGGCTGCTTTCAGAGGATTTGTTTTATCCTTCCAAAATCCCTTGTTGAGACCCGTAGCGGCGATATCCATTGCTTGCCTGAAGGCCTTGATCATATCTTTTCGTTGTTGTTCTAGTTTAGAGGTTTCGGTTGCTACTGCTTCAGTTACTTTTCTAGCTACATGCTTCTTCAAATTCACCTTTAGCATCACAGGCGAAAAATTGAAGGCCGACATAGTCTGCCTAATTCCATCCTCGTGTAGCGAGGACAGGATAGCAGATTGAAACTGCGGATTATCGAAAAGTTCCGCATTTTCGCCAGCATGCTCTTTTTTCAGTTCCGCGAAGCAAACGGAACCTGCAGTCAGAAGGAAGGAGTTTTCTAGCTTAACTAGAGCCAGTTCATCCAGATCCTCGTCATTGACGGAATCCGCAACGTTCACGTCTTCCAAGTCACTTACGTTGGTACCTGGATCTCCATCTACTCCATCCGCCTGCTCTTCCTCCTTCTCCTCACCATCAGAATCTTCGTCATCCGCACCTTCTACGGGGGACTCCTCCAATTCATCAAGATCTAGGTCGTCGTCTCCTCCTTCCGATTCTGCATCTCCTTCTTCCTCTTTTTCGTCGTCTTCTGCTTTCTCCGAGGCGTCCTCCTCTGTATCTTCTTCGGAGTCTTCTGCTTTACCCTCTACCTCTGGGCCGTCATCCTCAAACACACCATCTGAATCAGTTTGCAGATCAGGATCATCTTCCGAATCCGCGCTTAAAACTGCATCGGTATCCAGTTCACTCATATCTGCCATCTCAGAAGTATCTTTTGCTTCCGGATCTCCATCTGCTAGATCTGCCTTCTGTACTTGGATGTGAGCCATATCCGTTCCGCACATTACGCAATGGATGTTCGCATTCTTAACTGCTTTGATATAGTCTGAATGAGTAACGTTAATAGAACCGCAAGTTTCACAGTTATTCGAGACTAACTGATTGTCGGGATGAATCTTCTGCGCCTTAACCTCTTCTAGCCGTTTAACCTGGTTACTGCCGCACACCATGCAGTAAGGCGAGAGAGGTTCAGATTCCAACCCCGCCAAAGCCGAGAATTTAGTTCCGCAATCTGCACATCCATACCGACTGAATTTATTGGTGCTGATAATGGCACTAGCGTTCTCTTCCTTCAGGATACGTCTATCTAAAGAGGAGAAGATATAGAAGTCACCGACCTTTTTAGAAGCTTCTGCAACGGCAGCGGCAACTTCAAGGAAGGGTTTTTTAGATGACATGCTTGCTCCTGTTAATTAGATAAATTCCACGTGGGGGTCTACAAGAACCCGCACTATGAAACTAGCGTTCGCACGAGAGCAAGCAAAAATGGGATTTGGGGGAAATGGAAAATGCGAGGAATAAATGCGGAGGGGGGAAAAGTCAGAAAATAGCCAAGAAAAAAGCCGGCATCTCGGCCGGCCTTTAAGGAAGTAAAATGCGATTAATCTAGAATTTGATTAGCTCAGGTATGAAGGGCAGATAGAAGGGTTTAATCGGGAGTATTAATCCGTCTTCTTTTTCGTGAGAAGGCGCAACCCTGCGCATCTCTTCTTCCTCTATTTTCAGCATGTAGGACTTTACAATCCTATTCGCTATGTCCATCAGCGGGTCTGTCCTTCCTCCCCTTAACAAACCTCCACACCCTAAAGTTTTAGCTATCCTCCATAAATCGTTAGCTACGAATTCTGGAGTAAATATCTTCCACCTTAGTGAACGTGGACAGTAGTCTAAGAACCAACCGTTATCCTGAGCAGTTGATAAAAAGACCAGTTTGCTTTCCAGCAGGATTCTCAAAATTTCATTTCCATGCAATATGGGGACGACGCCCTTGTATGGACCTAGACAATTGGTAAGAGTTAGATCGGCAACTTCAACTGTAGCTATAATATCCTTTCCGTCGTAGGTTCTATAGGAGTAGTAATCTCGCCGGGCACCCTGCATTTTATAGTAATCCTTGATGCAGCTCCTAGTTCTCTCTGATTCTAGATTGTATTGCTCTTGAAGCACCAGCTGCGCTAAAGTATATCGCCCATCTTTCGAATCCCCAACTTTGACTATGGAGTTCCAATCTTTCTTAATGGCTTCTGATAACTCTATTGCGGACTGCCTCTTTTCTTGCCAAAAGACCCAAGCTAGTATTTTTTCCTGAATTTGACCGACAGAGCTTTTAGCAAAAGACTCTGGAGTCATCCCATCGTATTTAATCCATTCTAGGATTAGACTGAAGGTACGGGTCAATTCTTTTTCATCTAAAACCACACACTGAGCATACCCATAAGTATAAAGCAGTTCCTGGAGCAATTTATCCCCAGCAACCTCTATCGAGATAAACCCCAGTCTGGCAGCAAGAGATACTCCTATGTATGGATCTCTCCAGTGCGAAAGCCCCACCTGTTTTGTGGTTGAGACTCGGTCAGGGCTTTTTAAGATTAATCCAAGCAGGTACATGACCTCGAAGGTGGGATCGCTTATTAAATTCAGGATGCAAGAACAGTCCCGCAGCAGGTATTTAACGAAATGCGTTCTGAACCAATTCGCTATACTCTCATCCTCTATGGATAACTCAGCCAGCACCCTGTCTACAGTCTCCGATACTTGTTGGTGGTTGACCACATTCCTCTCAGGAGGGAACTCAAAAATTCGTTCCCTACCAATGCTCTTTACCAACTGCCAATCCTGATCCCTTCTACTTATGTGAAGTAAGTGTTCCTTCTCCTTCCAGTACATTCCCTCAACCGTAGCTCTGGCATCTTTCACTATAAAATCCCGCAGCTTCGAACCGTCTGGAACGGCTAATGCTTGCTCCATATCCGCGATTGCTCTCTCCAGATTATACAGCGTATCTTCTATCAGAGTACGCGTTTCGATATTTCGGCTAACTACTACAGGGTCGGGAAGCGTAATCTGTTCAACAGGAGAACGCAGTGTTCCCTGGTGCGTGTGTTCATCGTACACAACCTGGATTAAAGGCCTATCCGCTCCCCATTGCGGAAGGATAGCTACGATGGATTGATCTGGTGGAAGGACCAGATCAGGATCTATAGCATCGGGTAGCTCAGGAGAAGCGGGGTAGACACGGCGGACTTCACTATTGCTACGGTAAACCCTGACTACCTCATTTGTCATCAATAGATGATAGTCCGAAGTAGGATCCTCAATCGGGAGAGTACTAGAATCAGAAATAGAGGCGTTTACTACAGAGTAAATGAACTCGGGAGTTAACTTAGTAGGCATGGATTGACCCAGATATGGATGAGACAGTTCAGCTTCATTCTCAGGAGAACCTACTGGACGGATAATATCTTAGTATATCTTTCTCTCTCGTAGATACGAAATCCTCTTGATCTAGTTCTACTAGGTACCAACAACTGGAATCCAGCCCTTTGCCACAAACAATATCAGCAATGAATCCCATTCTTTCCTGGCCCTCTTTTAGCACTCCCACCGTATCCCCTACAGTGAACTTCCGCAATCTCAAGTCTACGGGGACTAGACTATAGATTTGAGTCGATACAGATGAGGGTTTCGGTAGTAAAAAAGGCAGACCAATAGTTAGTGTTAGAAGCGAACACAGCAGTATATAGAAACTTATAATCCAGCGATCCCGCTCTCTTCCTCGTAGATGTAGATTCTGCATAACTCCTCCTTCTCTGCTTTCAGCTATCCCCCTGCTTTCAGCTATCCCCCCTGCTTTCAGCTATCGCTTGCTTCTACTCGTCATTCTCCTCTTCATAATCCTCTATCGGAGCATTCGGTTCTTGCTCTTCTAGCTCCTCAAGCATGGAATCTACTTCTTCCTTCAATTCCCTAAACGCCTTTACTAATACAGGAATAGGGATATCCCTATCATTGAAAAGAGTAGTCAATTCTCTTCTCGCTACCTCAAGCTGACTTCCTTCCTCCTCCTCAAATAAGCCCTCTTGCTGCCCTAATCCCTCATCGTTCTCCTCAACCTCTTTTTTACTCATCCTTTAATCCAGTATGATTAGCGTTATCTTTTTCCCGAATCTTGTATCAATCGAAAGGTCCCCCCCGACTGATATCCCTCGGTGAAGGATTTCCACTTGTATCGAATCTCCCATCCTTTCAGCTCCTCGACTTATCCTGTCCATCAATTGGAGGATCTCCTCTCTATTCATCTCCAAATCTTTTCTTCTTGAATACCTTTCCTGTTTCTCCTTGAGCGTCCGAAACTGCTCCTCTTCCTTCGAAGTCCATTCTAAGTCATTTTCCATGGTCATGTTTTGCTCTCCTCTATCCCACTTTATTTACATAACCACGATCGTATGCTCTCTGAGAACACTGTAAAATTAACATAGTCCTCTATCCCTCCAAACCCTCAAGGAAACAAGCATTTGGCACTACCCTCTCTTTTCTACTGCGGCTGTGGCACAGGCACGGAAATGCTTGTTTGCTCTGTAGCATATTCTGTAATAGGCGTAACTAACGTATCTTATACAAGTGAAACGGCTCCGCCTGGTGCTGAGTGGGGGTGGGGAGGTTAGGTGGATCCACAGCGATTTTACCCCCTTTGCTCCGGGTTAACGCGAAACCCACTTACAAATGGCAACTAAATGAGAAATTTATGACCACTGAAAATCAGACCCAATTTGGAAAGAGAACTTACCTTGATCGGATCAGCAAAATTCTGGCTGAACAACGAGAGTATCGAAAAACTCACCATAATCGCAAACCCGAATCTGCTGAAAACTCAGGTTTCTACACCGTAGTTCTGGTAGGTTTCCCACCCAGAATTTATGCGGGTGTACGGTCCGTTTGGAGGAAAGCATTGAAAACCGCTTTGCGGATTTGTAAGAAAAGATGGGGAATTGAGTACATCCTGATTTTCGAGATTTCACCAAAGGGTCACGATCACGCTCATCTGATTCTGACCAGGATTTCGCTAGGAAGTAGAAAGGGGGTAAAAGAGCTACGTCGGGTGGACACCCACGATCTGAATTTGTTGCGCACTGAGTTTTTTAGAATTATCCAAAAATACAGGGAGGAGGCTTCCGCTTATCAGGCCAAAAAATGGACCCAAAAAGCGATCTATAAACAGATCAAAGAAGTTGGTATGGATCCAATCAAGATTTTCAAAGTATCCCGGATTTTCCAGAAGTCTGGAAAACAGTTTTCGTCGGGCTCTGGTAATGCCTTTTTCCGATACCTATACGTGAAGCCGGAAATGATTAATGAGAATTCATCTATTTCCAGCGGTCTTATTTCTCTAGGAAAATCTCTCTAATCTCCCTGCAAGGAAAGGAGCGCCAGTCTGGCGCACTATATAGTAACTGCGCTCCCGCCCGGAGCTGTTTTCTAAAACTTTGCGGGTGGGTGCCCGTAAGTCATTGATTTCACTAGCAAAAATACTAGTGCAGTGCGCTAGATTTTGTGCTATACTGTAAGCGCGGGCAGAGGTACTTCTATGCAAAAACTTTGCGAGACCGCCTTTTTTCTCAAACTTTGTAGGAGAGAGTTATGTCTGCAATTACGGGTCCCATTTCAACGCTTCCCGGATTCACCCAAGACGCTCCGAAAGGAGAAGTGTGCGATGATCACCCGGGTGTCGCAGCCGTGGTTCGCATCCAAGGCGAAACCGATTCCTGGGGGGCGGAGATGCACGATCTTTGCCAAGCCTGCGCGGATGAAATGCGGGCGGAGATCAAAGTCGAACGAGAGAAAGAGCGCTATTGCAATTGGTGCAAGCATAAAAAAAGTGACGTGCGGCCCTACCGCGACACAGATGAGGGATTCTATGGTCCGGTTTATCAAGTCTGTTTCGATTGCCGCGCTCAGGATAGGAAACGCTTGCGGGAAGAGGACGAATACGAGTCGCGCTATCTTCAAAATTAGACACCTTTTTCTCAAACTTTAACAGGAGATGGAAAATGGCATTCAAGCTTGAGTCGGTCACAACGGGACTGATGCGTTTTCAGCCCACAACCAAAGTCCGGACCATCGTGCAATTCCGGAACAAAGGAGAGCAGGATCTGTACGAGATGGATTTTGAAACGGGCCAGGAAGCTCAGGAATTCGTGGATGCGCACCGCGCGCAGTACGCGAAGAACAAGAAGGGGGAGTGGACTACACAGATCGCTAAACCCGGCAAGTGGGATTGGTTCACCCAGGGTATCATCTGGATCTGAGCCAATACGTAATTCGATTCTCTAAAACTTTGCAGGAGATCAAATGGCCAAGATCGAGATCAAGTCAGTAAGCGGCAGTATCCTGTACACAGGTGAGCACGAATCCGTTGCGCAAGCGCTGGAATGCGCGGTCAGTAGCCGCGCGGACCTCAACGGCGCGTACCTCAGCGGCTCGAACCTCA